CTGGTTTAACGTTGCCACCAGATCCCTTGACATTCTTCGAAGGTGCCGCAGCATTCATGGCTGCTTCAGAAGAATTCGTGGACTCAATAGCTCCCTCTCCCACAACGTTAATAGACGTATTAAAGTTCAGGAGATTGCCCTTGGAACTCTCTCCTGCCTGAGCAGTAAGAGTGACCGGAACATATCCAAGACCCCTCAAAGTACAGCGAGTAAATCGTGCTGTAATGATGAGCTGAGGATTTTGAAGTCCCGATGCGCTGTTGGAGCTGGAAAGGACAATAATTCCAATCTTGAACCAGTCGAAACCAGATCCAGCTGTATATTGCCTTATTTCCTTATACTTGAGCGCACAAGTAAAAGGAATGTTAATAATAGCAGTACGCATGCTATTCATAGAGATTAAGGCTCCCTTATAGCCTGTGGCCTCCGTGATGTCGGATGGGAACCAACCTTGCATTGGTGCCCAGTAGAGCCAAGCAGAACCCACATGATATGGTGTTCCCGTCACCTTGACTTTGATCTCCATGTCGCCCTCAAGATACATTCGATTAACGATTGTCTTTTGAGCTTCAAAGTTACTATCAAAGAAAAATGACGGACCATTCGCATAATACAAATGGTCTCCAGGGTTTGCCGTTGGTGCCCAATCCGCTTGTTCAATGTGGATCTCCTTCATCAGTGTGTCTGATGACCCATCAGGTTCAATGGGACCCTCATCTGACACCACAGTAGGTGGTTCAGGTATGATATCAGCCTCATTGAACTGAGTCTCAGAATCAACGACCATGATACCATTTCCTTCTGGTTCACCTGCCTGTGCTTCCATTGCAACTCCACACGAACCTGCTTGCGGTTCGAGGGCTGGAACAATGCTGTTTCTACCGTTGAGCTTCTCAAGCTTGTAGCGCTGCGTTTGTGCTATATCGTTAGGCACAACGAGCTTGTGGGCCTCATCTTTTTGCATCATGGTCAAACCAGCTGCAATATTTAAGACAAGCTCACTGTACAACTCCTTGTTGTTCTCTTGATAGATCTTCTGTATGACAGGGTAGGGAACCCTGACATAATGTGGGATGTCTTTTGCCACACTTTTGTAGACCTTTTCACCGTGAAAGTGTAATTCTACAAGGAACTGCAGGAAAGAAGCAGGAAAAGTCGTCAAATAGTGACCTTTCTTGCAAAATTGGACACCCTTTATCAACCTCTCAATCTCCAAAGCTCCAACCCAATGGCCATAGTAGTCCGTAAACGTTCTGCCCAAAAAGGTAATTTTCGTCTTTGAGAAATTCTTGAAAGGTTTGATAATGGGTATGCTTGTCTTGACTACAGGATCAGTCAGGATCAAACCAAGTTTCTTGAAATCCATGTGCCAACCGGTTCCGTAGACAGAATAGATTTCAGGCGTCATCCACATCAAGAAATCATCTCCACCACCTTGAGAAAAGGTATTCTCCAAGTAGTGTTTTGCCATCTGACGTACATTGTCATCTCCTCCTCTTCCTTCAATTGCTATCTTACGTCTGTAATAGACATAGAACCAAGCAATAATCATGGTCATTACATTAATGTCCCATGTGAGAAGGTTTCCAGAAGGATGTCCATGTCCAGGTTGGTATGCTGAACCTTTAAGAACATAAATGGCAGCTATTATTGAAAATATTGCCAAAAACTGCTCATATGCAAGTTCAGACACACCTGGCATTCCAGGG